GAGCTGACCATAGTCGGCGGCGCCACGCCCAGGGCTCGCAAGCCGCGAAGGAACGACTGGACCAAGGCCAAGGAGGAGACATTCCTGACGACGCTCGCGGAGACCTGCAACGTCACGCATTCGGCCGCGACGGCGGGCGTGTCGGTGGCGGCCGCATACAATCGGCGCAAGGCGAATGCGGCGTTCCGCGCGGGTTGGGCGGAGGCGATCGGGACTGCGTATCAGCGGCTGGAGCTGGTGATGCTCGACCGCGCGCTCAACGGAACCGAGAAGATCGTCGTCCGCAAGGACGGGTCGGAAGAGCGGATGCGCGAGTATCCGAACCAGATCGCGCTGCATCTTTTGAAGATGCACCGCGACAGCGCGATGGAGGCTCTAGCCGAACCTGCGGAAGGGGAGGTCGAGGAGCTTCGCGAGCGCCTATTTGAAAAGCTCGAGCGGCTGAGGAAGCGCGAAGAATCTCGGGACGCCGCCGAGTGAGTCCGAATGAATTGCGGGCGCAGACCATCGCGCTCGCCAAAGCCAAGCCGCATGTGAAGCGGCGCATCATCAACGGCATGACCTTCCAGGATCTGCTGGACACGGATGCCGAATACGAAAGGTGGATCCACGAAGGACAGATGGAGCCTGCCGGGGACGGTTGGCGAACCTGGCTGATGATGGCCGGGCGCGGGTTCGGGAAGACGCGCGCGGGCGCCGAATGGGTGGAGAAGATCGTGCGCAGCCGGCCGGGCGTTCGCATCGCGCTGGTCGGAGCGACGATCGACGAGGCGCGGCGGGTGATGGTCGAAGGCGTGAGCGGAGTCCTGAGCGTCGCGAAAAGGCGGCGGCATCGGGTCAAATGGGAGCCGAGCATCGGGCGGCTGCGCTGGCCGAACGGAAGCGAGGCGCAGCTGTTTTCGGGCGACAATCCGGACGGGCTGCGCGGCCCGGAGCATGATTTCGCCTGGTGCGACGAGCTCGCCAAGTGGCGCGAGGCCGAAGCGGCGTGGATGAATCTGCAGATGGGCCTGAGGCGCGGGAGCCGGCCGCGAGCGCTGGTGACCACCACTCCGCGGCCGATCGATCTGCTCAAGCGGATTCGGGAGGCGGAGTGGACCGTGACCACGACTGGACGGACGGACGAGAACGTCAACCTGGACGACAAGTTCGTGCAGGTGATGACCGCCACGTACGGCGCGACCCGCATCGGCCGACAGGAGCTGGACGGAGAGCTGATCGAGGAAATCGAAGGGTCGCTGTGGCCGCGGGAGTTGATGGAAAAGGCGCGTGCGTCCCTGGACTTCGCTCGGGACGAACGGGCGCTGGACCGGATCGTCGTCGGGGTGGACCCGCCAGCGGGGGTCGGAGCCGGATGCGATGCCTGCGGGATCGTGGTGTGCGGACGGCGCGGGGACGATCTTTACGTCCTTGCCGACGAGACGGTGGAAGGCTTGACGCCCGAAGGGTGGGCGAACCGGGTTTCGGCGGCTGCGGCGCGGTGGGGCGCCTCGATCGTCGTCGCGGAGGCGAACAATGGCGGGGCGATGGTGGCGAGCGTCCTCAAGGCCGCTGATTGCCCGGTGAAGGTGAAGCTGGTGCATGCGTCGAAGGGCAAGGTGGCGCGGGCGGAGCCGGTGGCGTTGCGATTCGAGGCAGGGAAGGCGTTCCTGGCCGGGTGGTTCCCTAGCCTGGAGGACCAGATGGCGGGGATGATCGCGGGCGGCGAATACCAGGGGCCGGGGCGCTCTCCGGACCGCGCCGACGCGATGGTCTGGGCGATGACGGAATTGGGTGAGACGAGGTCGGGATTGCCGCGAGTGCGGCGGCTTTAGGAGTGGTCAACAATGTTTATTGATGTGGCAGAAAATTGGCCTAGCTTGTTACTGAAAGGTATCGAGCATGGCCCAGTTCACGAATACGACCTTTGAAGGGGGCAATATAGATCTTGATGGGAATGCGTTCGAAGGATGCACGTTTAAGAAATGCACACTGATTTATCGGGCAATTGGGGGCGTGCAGATAACGGGCAGTAACTTCGATGAATGTACTTTCGCATTTGACGGCCCTGCAGGTCTAACGATCGAGTTTCTGAAATTTCTCTACCACGGCTTTGATATCGGTCCTGAGCTCGTAGAAAAGCTCATTGACGATCTTATAAAGGCGCCTCCGGAGCAGCCGGTGATTACTGCGCAGGAGAGTGCGCAATGACACGTCGGGCACCACCGCTGCGCGCACCGCGCCAAGCAAGCACCGGCTCTGCGAACACGGCTCAGGACAGCAGCATCAAAGTCATTCGGACTAATCCGTCCGCAATTACTTTGCATACGATTGAGGATCACGAATTGACGACACTCGCAAACATGAGCCGACCATACTCGTTGGCATTTGCAACTACTGCCCTTGGCGCCCTGCTGGCACTTACGCCAAATGTTCTCGATATAATCGGCCATCGAAAGACGGGCCTTTCAATGGCGGAAGTCGAAACGCTGTTGCTTGCCGGGGCTTGTCTTGCTGGCGCGATCATCTTTGGGGTTGTTGCGGCGCGAGGTGTAATCGAAGCGAACAGGACCATTAAGGCGATTAGATCGCGTCCAGCCTCTCCAGCTTGAGTTTCAGAGCGGAGCTAACACCGGAGCATTCCCGGTAGCCGCTTGACCCTAATTGAAGGAAACAACATGGCATTTTGGTTCGGCCGCAAGAGCGCGCCGGAGCCGGTGCGGGCGTTTGTGCCTGCCTGGCTCGGCGCGAGTGGTGGCGGCGAGGGATTTGCGCGATCCTATGAGGCGCAGTTCGACGAGGTTTATCGCAACAACCCGGTCGGGCAGCGCGCGGTGCGGCTGCTGTCGGGGTTGCTCGGGTCGCTGACGATCTATTCGGCCGAAGGTGATGACGCGGCGGCGAAGCTGGTGTCGCCGGAGTTGATCGAAGGCGTCGGCGCGGCGCTGCTCTTGAACGGCAATGCTTATGTGCAGCTGCTGAGCGATGCGGACGAGAAGCCGGCGGAGCTGGTGATGCTTCGGCCGGAGCGGGTGAGCGTCGAGACGGATTCGAACGGCTGGCCGGTCGCCTACAAATATCGCGCCGGCGGCAGGACCGTTCGGTTCGCGAGGGCGGACGGGCTTGGCCGGACCTTGGTCGCGCATATCCGTTCGCTGCATCCGCGCGACGATCATTACGGGATGGGCTGCCTGGACGCGGCAATCGCGGCGGCGAGCGTTCACAACCGGGCTAGCCGATGGAACAAGGGCCTGCTCGACAATGCGGCTCGGCCCAGCGGGGCCTTGACCTATGAGCCGGCGGACGGGGCCTTCCTGTCTGGCGAGCAGTTCGCGCGGTTGAAGGCGGAGCTCGAAGCGGAGTTTTCCGGAACGCAGAACGCCGGGCGGCCGCTGCTGCTCGAGGGCGGGCTCAAGTGGCAGGCGCTGAGCCTCACGCCCGCCGACATGGATTTCGCGGCTTTGAAAGAAGGCGCGGCGCGAGACATCGCGCTCGCCTTCGGCGTTCCCCCGGTGTTGGTCGGGCTGCCGGGGGATGCCACCTATGCCAATGCGCGCGAGGCGGGGCGGGCGCTGTACCGCCAGACGATCCTGCCGATGGCGGGACGGATCCTGGGCGCGCTGTCGGCGATGCTGAGCGGCTGGATGGGGCCGGTGCGCCTTGCGGTCGACACCGACCAGATCAGCGAGCTGGCCGAGGACCGGGCGAAATTGTGGGAGCAGGTCGGGGCGGCGAGCTTCCTCAGCGACGCCGAGAAACGGGATCTGCTCGGCTTCGCAGCGGAGAAAGCGGAATGACGAACGACGCGTTGCTCGCGACGCTGGTCGCGCAGAGCGAGGGCAAGTGTCTGGACGTAGTGACCTTGCGCGCGCTGGTGGAGGAATCGAGCCAGGCCGGGGCGCGGCGGGCGCTGGGGGCGCTCGGGCTCGATGACGAACGAGCGCGGCGCGATATGGACGAATTGCGCGAGCTTCTGGGCGCGTGGCGCGATGCGAAAAGGACGGCGTGGCGGGCGGTGGTCACGTGGCTGATCCGGATTGCTCTTGCAGCGTTGCTGATCGGGATCGCGGTACGGCTTCGATTGACAGGGTTGGTGAGCGGATGAGGTTCGCCGGATACGCGGCAGTGTTCGACCGGCCGGATAGCGGCGGCGACGTGGTGAAGAGGGGCGCGTTCGCGGAGGCCGTGAAGCGCGTTGGCGATGTGCCGCTTTTGCTGCAGCACAAGGGGCAGCCGGTTGGGCGGATCGAGCATCTGAGCGAGGACAAGCGCGGGCTGCGGGTGATTGCGAGGGTCGAGGATCCCCGCGTCGGCGAACTGGTGCGGCTGGGGCTGCGCGGGCTGAGTTTTGGGTATCGGGTGCGGGAGGCGAGCGCGGCGGAGGGGATGCGCGAGTTAAGGGCGCTCGACCTTGTCGAAGTCAGCCTGGTCAAGCGGCCGATGCAGAAGCTGGCGAAAGTGCATGCCGTGGACGCTTGAGCGGAGTTCCTGCTTACGCGGGGGTGACGAGGAAGAGGTGACGAGGGTCGCGGGAAATCGCGACCCTTTTTCTTTGGGAATTGGAACGGGAGAACGTGAATGGTGGAAGTGAAGGCGGATGCGCTCGAGGAGAGCTTCGAGCAATTCGAGCATGACGGCGTCGCTGCGCTGAAGGCGGAGCTGGACGTGCTGAAGGCGAAGATCGCCAACGGTGCGATCCAGGGGCAGCGGCCGGCGCTCGACGGCGTGAAATCGAAGGACACAAATATATTCACCGAACAATATTTGCGGCGTGGAATTGAAGCGGGGCTGGAGACCAAGGCGCTGGGAAGTTCTTCCGATTCCATCGGCGGTTATGCGGTGCCGAGGGAAATCGACGAGCAGATCGACAGCACGCTCAAAGCGATCTCGCCGATCCGTTCGATCGCCAATGTCGTCAAGGTCGGAAGCGCCGGCTATCGCAAGCTGATCGCCAGCGGCGGGACTCCGTCGGGCTGGGCCGGCTTCGAGGCCGACCGGCCGGAAACGGGGACTGCGACCTTCACCGAGATCGTACCGGCTAGCGGAGAGCTCTATGCCAATCCCGCGGCGAGCCAGCAGATGCTCGACGACGCGATGTTCGACGTCGAGGCCTGGCTCGCGCAGGAAATCGCGACCGAGTTCGCCCGGGCCGAAGGCGCGGCATTCGTCGCCGGCACGGGGCTCAACCAGCCGCTCGGCTTCCTGAGCTCGCCGACTTCGGCGGCACTCGACGGCGTTCGGCCGATGGGGACTCTGCAGACGCTCGGGACCGGCGTTGCCGGTGGCTTTGCGGCCAGCGACCCGGAGGACGTGTTGATCGATCTCGTCCAGTCGCTGCGCTCGCCGTACCGGCAGGGCGCGATGTTCGTGATGAACTCCGCGACGGCAGCGGAAATTCGCAAGTTCCGGACCGCGGACGGCGCCTTCATGTTCCAGCCGAGCCTGGCCGCGGGCCAGCCGGCGACCTTGCTCGGCTATCCGCTGATCGAGGCGGAGGACATGCCGGACATTGCGGCGGGATCGCACTCGATCGCATTCGGCAATTTCAAGGCCGGCTATGTGATCGCCGAGCGCAATGCGACGACGATCCTTCGCGATCCTTACACGCACAAGCCCTACGTCCACTTCTATGCGACGAAGCGCGTGGGCGGGCAGGTCGTGAACTCGGAAGCGATCAAGCTTCTTCAATTCGCCTAAGCTCGTCGCTCTCCCTCGCTGCGGGCACAATGCGCCCGTCGTGCGTTCTCCGAGCAGGCGCACGGGTTGAGGGGAGCTGAGCTTGAGCGATCATCCGGCAGGGGTAACGCGCCGTTCGGTCATGCACATGACCGGCGCCGCGCTGCTCCTGCCGGCTCTCTATTCCCTCATTTTCCTGGAGAAGCGGCGGATGACATTCACGCCGAAATTCGTCGACCTTGTGCGCAACTACACATCGACCGTGGGGACAGGACCGTTCGTCCTTGGACCCGCCGTCAACGGCTTCGTCGGCTTTGCGGGCGCCTTGCAGCCCGGCGAGCAATTTTATTATTCCGCGATCGGCGTCGACAAGCCCGACGAGCATGAAGTCGGACGTGGGATACTGGAAGCGGACGGCACCATCGGCCGCTCGCCCATCAATGGCTCGCTCACCAATTTTTCGAGCGGGACCAAGACGATCGCCGTGATCGCCGCAGCGGAGTGGTTCAACCTCATCCAGAGCGGGGGTGCCGGAACGGCGACTGTCGCAAGCAAGTCCAAACTTGCCGCCGCAGCGGCGACGCAAGGCGCCGTCCTGCTTTCGCAAAGCGGCGCCGAAGGCTTGTTCGTCTTCGACGGGTCGGACCTGTCGGCGGAGGTGGCTGCGGATGCGAGACAGGGTATCCATATCGCGCCGGAGTCAGAGCCGACTGGCGCTTCGGGCGCGTGGGTTCGTGCAGATCGCGACAGCGTCAACGCCTTCTGGTTCATGACCGAACCGGAAGTCGCTGACGTCCGCGCCTTCGGATACACGCAGAATGTCACCGATGCGTTGCGAGCGGCGTCGGGCTACATCGAGAAGGCTGGCGGCGGCACGCTGCTCCTGCCCAAGGGCGGCTATCTCGTCGGACAGCAGACGTTCAACGGCACCGCATTGGATGGCGTCACCGCGGTTGCTTACGCTCCCGAAGAAATCATCACGATCAAGAACTGCGACAAGGCCGTGAAGATCAGCGGCTATGGCGCGGTGCTGAAGGCGGCGAATGGGCTTCGCTACGGTTCGTTCGATCCGGCGACGGGCGCTCGCTACGACCCGCCGTCAATGCCGTTCCTCGACTATCGTTACTATGGCTATCCGTATCGCGGGATGATCAATGTCGAGGGCAACGCCTCCGTCAGCGTCGAGGGTGTGGAGCTGGACGGAAATTCCGCGAACATGATCATCGGCGGCTATTTCGGCGACAGCTATTGGCAGCTCGAAGGTTCCGGCATCTGGAACCGCAACAACGGCTCCGTCTCGATCCGGGATGTCCATTCCCATCACCAGCCTACGGACGGCTGCGTGACCTCGCAGACAGGACTGACCGAAAATTCGCTCGCGAAGCCGTTCACAATGGAGAACGTGCGGCTGCTCTATAACGGGCGCCTCGGATTGGCCCTGACCGGCGGCATGGGCTGCTCGTTCACCAACTGCGACTTCTCGATGACCGGACAGGTGATGAATGCGTCGCTGGGCGCGAAGCTGCAATCGACGCCTGGCTCCGGAGTCGACATCGAGGCGGAAGGCACGCTGATCCGCAATGTGAAGTTCTCCAACTGCCGTTTCCTGGGCAACTGGCGCCGGGGCCTCGTTGCCGCTTCCGGCTATTCGAAGGGGGTGACGTTCGAGAATTGCACGATCGAGAGCGCTGTCGTGTCGCGCTTCCGCTACTCATTCGAAAGCTGCACGTTCGTCGGGTTCACGAACTTCGGCATCCCGCTGACGAATGAATATCTTCCCGGCACGCCTGCCACCACAGCAGACGACGGGATGCACTTCCACAAATGCCGTTTCGTCTATGACGATGCGCTGTCGGGCACCGGCACCATGGCCGATGCATCCCGCAGCCTGTGGGACGAAACCAATTGGTGCCGCTTCGTTGACTGCTCCATCGACACCGCCACGCAGCTGCTACCGTCGGTGGTACACACGCTGTCGGAATCCAGCCCAGTGTTCGAGAATACCGACTGGCGATCGAGCAATCCCGGCGCAGTACAGATCAACGGATTCTGGCGCGGACAGAACAACATCATCGCGGCTGGCCCCGTCCTCCTGGACGTTGGGACGAACAGCCGCATCGACAGCGGCAACATATACCTGAACGGCGTTGGCCAGGCGAGCGCACCGAAGGTCTCGGACGGCGATTACGGAGACGTCAAGGTCAGCGGGTCCGGATCTGCTATGACGGTGGAGAGCGCCACCCTCGCGGCTTCGATCTTCGCTGTGAACGTTCCGAAAGCGACGGACTGCAACATCAACTTGAACGGTGACGCGGGCCAGCAGAAAGCGGTCCAGTTCACCACAGGGGGCCTCAACCGCTGGATCTTCGCATCCGACAATGTGGCCGAGTCCGGGTCAAACGCGGGGTCGAATTTCGGGATCGTCCGCTACGACGACGCCGGCGGATATCTGGGATATTCGCTGACGATCGCCCGCTCGACCGGCAACGCCACGTTCAACGGCAACTGGAACCTGGCGGGCGGCAAGGCTTACCAGGTGAATGGGATTCAGGTGGTCGGGCCTCAGGGCGCAGCGGTGCCCGACCTGACCGCGAGTGCCGCATCGGGCATGCTTCCATCGGCGGACGGAAGGATCGTCATTTCGGACGCAGCGGCCCCTACCGGCGACGAGCTTCTGGAATATTGCGTGGAGCTCGACGCAAAGTTGAAGACCCTCCTCGCGCGCGTTCGCCAACACGGACTGATCGCATGAGCGTCGGCGCTACGCCGATGAGCGAAAGATCGGTGTCGGAACAGCCCAAGACCCAGAGCGGGCCCAAACCGCCGCGCAAGCGACAGATCGTCGCCAAGTCAGACGCGATGGCAATTCCAGAAGCGCTCTGACCCGCGCCGTCAGCAAAACCGAAGGACAGCAATGACATTTCTTCTGAAGGACCCTGACGCGGTCCTCGACTATTCCGTGGATTGGGGCGCCGAATATCTCGGCAGCGACCTGCTTTCGCAAAGCAGCTGGTCGGTTACGCCGGAGGAGACCGGTGGCGTCGCCGTCGATGGCAGCAACTTCGACGCGACCACGACCACAGTGAAAGTGGGCGGCGGAGCACCGGGCCACGTCTACCGGCTCATCAACGAAGTCGTCACCGCATCCGGTCGGGTCGATAGCCGGTCGATCGTCCTCCGCGTGGAGAAGAGATGATGATCATCGCGGGACTCGCCGAGCCAATAGTGACGCTTCCCGAGGCCCAGGCTTTCGCCCGCGTCGAAACGGGTGAGGAAGAAGCATTGCTGGCCGGCCTGATCAGATCGGCCAGCGATGTTTGCGAAGCGTTCCTGGGCCAGATCGTAATCGAACGCGCTTTCACGGAAACGTTGAGACCGAGCCCGGAATGGCAGCGGCTGGATGTCTTCCCTGTGCGATCGATTTCGGGGGTAAACAGTGGCGGCGCGCCCTTGCCAGCGACGGCGTTTGCGACCGACATCGATACGAGCGGAAGCGGCTGGGTACGAATCGTCGATCCAGCGGTCAGCGGAACGGTGGACGTTGCCGGTACCGCCGGAATGGCCACAGGGCAAAACGGAGTCCACGAGGCGATCCGGCAAGGCGTTCTCAGACTTGTCGCCCACCTCTTCACTGCGCGCGACGGCGATGCCGCAGGAATCCCTGTCGCGGTGACCGCGCTGTGGCGGCCATACCGGCGGATCCGGATCTGATCATGGAGTTTGCAGGAACGCTCAAGCAGCGGATCAGAATCGAACGCCCAACCACAACACGCACGCCCACGGGATTGCAGGAGGCAGGCTGGGAGCCGGTGGCGAGCTGCCGGGCGGCGATCGAACTGGAGGGCGTCGGACCCGAAAGCGAGGCAATGACCCTGAGCGCGATGCCGAGGCTGCGGGTCACGATGCGCCGTCGCGAAGGGATCGCGATCGACCAGCGTATTCGCTGGGGCAGCCGCACACTGATGATCCGGCAGATGCTCGACGACCCGCGGCTGCCCGATCGTCTTGTGTTGAGATGCGAGGAGGTGCGCTCATGATGGACGCACTCCTGACACGAGCGACTTCGCTTGCCAGGGCGGCGCAGCGGCGGCGGCTCGAGGATATTGCTTCTGGGATGACCGCCCGCGGATTTGCAGTGGAAATCCTGACGGATGCCGTGATCTGCCGAGGCAGGGATCTCGCCCAGCGATGGCTCGGCGATCCATTGCTGCGCTTCCTTGGAAGGAGTGGAACATGAGTGCCGGCGGAGTGCTGCAGGCTGCGCTCGCGACGAGCCTCGCCGCGATCAGCGAGCTCACTGGCGTGTTCGACGGACCGCCCGCGCGCGCAATGTTTCCCTACGCAGCAATCGACGCGTCGCTCGAGAGCGACTGGAGCCACAAGAGCGGCGGAGGACGGGAGGTGCTGGTCGCCCTGACCGTCTGGGACGACCAGCCGGCGCGACTGCAGGAACTCGCCGACGCCGTCGAGGCTGCGGCGCTCGACGTCGGCGTGGCAGGAGAGTGGCAGCTGGTCAGCATCCAGCTCATCAGGCGGCGTACGATCCGCGATGTCGCTGGACCCTGGGCAGCGGCGATCGATGTCCGGGCGCGGCTGCTGGCGGTTTGATTCCGGATTCCCGCTTTCGCGGGAGTGAGGAAAATTGGAGGAGAAGACTATGGCGGCGGAACGCGGCAGCGCATTCCTGCTGAAGATCGGCGACGGCGCGAGTCCGCCGGGCTTCACGACTGTGGCTGGACTGAAGACGACCCAGCTGTCGATCAACGGCGATGCGGTAGCGATCACGAACAAGGGGAGCGGCGGCTGGCGTGAGCTTCTCTCGAGCGCGGGCGTGCGATCGGTATCGGTGGCGGCAAGCGGGATTTTCACCGGGAGCTCGGCGGAAGCGCAGGTTCGCTCGCTCGCGCTGACGGGAGCGCTCGAGGAATATCAGCTGAGCTTCGAGAGCGGCGAGCGCATGCAGGGACAGTTCCTTGTGACTCGCCTCGAATATGCGGGGGATTTCAACGGGGAACGCAACTACACGCTGGCACTCGAAAGTTCCGGCGAGGTCGTAGCGCTGTGAGCGCAGCCAATCCGCATCGAGGCGAGGCCAGCCTGCAGGTTGCCGGAGAGACGCTCGTGCTCCGGCCGAGCTTCTCAGCGCTTGTCGCGGCCGAGGAGGAGCTTGGACCGCTGTTCGCGATGGTCGAAAGAGCAAGCGAGGGGAAGCTGGCGCTGCGGGAGATTGCAGTGCTGTTCGATCATTTGTCGGCCGGCCGGCCAGAGGCGATCACGCGGGAGCGGATCGGCGAAGCTGTCGTCGAGACTGGCCTCGCGGGGATCAGCCCGACGCTGCGCGTGATTTTGGAACAGATCCTAAGAGGCAAATGAGGTTCGGCGAGTGCGCCGTACAATTGGCGGGCCATGCTTCCTTGCTGCTCGGGTGGCGGCCGGGTGAGTTCTGGGATGCGACGCCTGCCGAGCTCGCGGCGGCTCTCGGTCTGGACGCCCGATCGGGCGAGGCAATCGACCGAAGCGCAATGGAACGGCTGCTGACCCTGTTTCCCGACAATCGAGAAAGCTGATGGAAGAAGAAATTGACCGGATGGTGATCAGCGTTCGCGCCGACACCAGCGCCTTCGCGCGCGATGTCGCGAGCATGCGCGGTGAGCTCGAAGGACCGCTGGTAAGCGGAGCGGGGCGCGCCGGCAGGCTGATCGATTCCGCTCTCGCTCGGGCGATTACCAGCGGGAAAGTCGGATTTGACGATCTGAAGAAGGTCGCGCTCTCGGCAATGGCAGACATCGCGTCAGCGTCTCTTCGCGCGTTGTTCAGGCCATCAGGCGGCGGAAGTCTCGGAACGGGGCTGATCAACGGCCTTGGCGGATTGGTCGCGGGCCTTCTCGGATCGCCGGGACGGGCGACCGGCGGGCCTGTCGCGGGCGGACGCGCCTACATGGTTGGCGAGCGCGGGCCGGAGCTGTTCGTACCGTCGAGCGCCGGACGCATCGAGACTTTGCCTGGGGGCCGGTCGCGCGACGTGCGAGTGGCAATCTCGGTGGTTTCACCGACCGCCAACGAGCCGCAGGCGCTTCGCCAATCGTCACGGCAGGTGGCTCGCGCGATCCGTTCTGCGCTTCGGAAGGACATCTGAGTGAATCACTGGTTCACGAGCGCCAGAGCGCCGATCGTCACGACCTGGGTGAAAAGGTTCGACCCCCTCCACTGGACCGTGGATTTCCCGCTCGGGACGATCGCGAGCATGGTGACCGCGGCCGATGGCCATGGGCTGACGGTCGAGGCGGAATTCCTTCGCAGGGGCGATCTGGTCGGAGTCATTTTCGAGAGCGAGGACAGCCGCGCTCATCCGGCGCATTCGCGCGAAACCAGCCGAGATTATTCAAGGACGAAGCTGTCGTTCCGCTGGCAGTCGACGGGCGCGATACCGCTCGACGAGGTGAACGGTCCAACGCTCACGATCGAAGGGCGCGATTCCTCCGGCACCCCGAAGAGCTGGTTCGTGCGGCTTTGGAATTATGCCGAAGGGACAGCCGACGACGCGGTAATCACCATTGATTTCGATGCTCTCGACGGCGGCTTTTCGCTCCCGGCGGACGCGGACCGGGTCGAGCCCGGCGACATCGACAGAATGTTCATCAGCATCGTTCCGCCCGATTATGCCGGAGGCTCGCAGGAAATCCGGACGGCGCCGGCGCAAGTCAGCGTCACGATCAGCGACATCGCTTGTACAGGTTCCAACAGCGTCCTTTCCATCAAGGATGCCGTCGCGCCCGAGCACTGGGTTCGAATCGCGACTGCCTATGACGACATGTACGACGTGCCGCCCGAGCGCGTGATCGACACGATCGAGCGGCTCGGGTTCCGCGGAACCATCAACCACTACGTCGGCATGAGTCATTATTTCGCCTTGGGCGCAGCCGGGATTCTGGATTCGGGCCGCACCCTCAATGCGGCGGCGCTTGCATGGCATCGGGAGCTGGCGAGGGTAGCTGCGGAGCGCCGATACGGCCTGATCTGGTCGCTGTCCTACGAGATCCTCGACAGCTTCTGCCCGGACGCGTGGAAGCAGCGCGCATTCGACGGAAGCATCGGGCTTACCTCCTGGGATCCGCCTTCGGCGCTGGTTTCACCCGCGAATGCCGAAGCGATCGCTTATCTCGGCCGGGTCGCCGCAGAGCTGGCCGGTATTTCGGTCGAGTTCGGGCTGGAGCCGCAGGTTCAGATTGGCGAGCCGTGGTGGTGGACCACGGCCGACGGGGCGATCTGCCTCTACGATGACGCCGCAAGGGCCGCGTTCGGCGGCAGCCCCGTCGAAATCGCCAATGTCCGGATGGCCATGTCGGCCGAGCAGCTCGCGCTGCTCGATCGGGCAGGCGAGTTGCTGGCGAATTCGACGGCATCGATTTGCGATGCGGTCAGAGCCGCCGTTCCCGGGACGAAGCTGCTTGCACTGGCGTATCTGCCGACGGTGCTCGAAGCGGAGGCGCCCGAGCTGAAGCGGGCAAACCTTCCGCTAGGGTGGGCGAAGCCGGCGTTCGACGCATTCCAGTTCGAGGATTACGAGTGGGTCACCGGCGGCCAGACGAGCAGGCGAGCCGCGGCTTATGCAGAGGTCGAACAGCGGCTCGGGTATGGCCCGGACGAGCAGCATTATCTCGCCGGGTTCGTCGCCGAGGCAGCAGAGCGCTCAAGCTGGCGCGACATTCTTTCAGCAGCTGAAGAGGCACGATCGCGCGGAGTGGCGGAGGTGTTTCTCTGGGCGCTGCCACAGGTCGTCCGCGATGGTCTGACGATATTCGGAGACACTATGGTGATTGCATTCGACGACGTGAGCTTTCCGATCGAGATCGGCGCCGAGGCGAGTGTCGCTCCGGCTTTCTCCACCAATGTCGTGACGAGCTCGAGCGGCAATGAATATCGCAATGCGAATTGGCAACAGGCGAGGCTTAGGTTTGACGCGGGCCCCGGAGTCCGGAGCGACGCCGATATCGAAGCTCTGCTGACCTTCTTTCGCGCCCGGCGCGGTGCCGCCGTCGGATTTCGGTTCCGCGATCCCTACGATTTCAGCTCTAACGGAATGACGGGCACTCCGGGCGCTGCCGACCAGCAGATCGGGACGGGCGACGGTTCCACGGTCCGCTTCCGCCTGATCAAGACCTATTCGGGCGGGGAGGAGCGCCGGATCACCAGACCGGTCATCGGATCGGCGAGAATCGCCGTCGACGGCGCTGAACAAGCGAGCGGGTGGGCGCTGGAGGCGATGGGAGAAGTGCTGTTCGACCTGCCTCCTCCGGTCGGCTCTGCGGTGACAGCGGGATTTGAGTTCGATGTGCCGGTCCGGTTCGCCGAGGATCGCCTGGAAGTGAATCGGGCAACGTTCCGGGCCGGGGAAGCGCCGAGCGTTCCACTCATTGAAATCCGGGAAGGCTGATGCCGTCGATCGCCGAAGGTCCACTGACGACCATTGCATTCTGCTGGCGCCTTGAACGCAGCGACGGAGCCGGGCTCGGGCTGACGAGCGGCGACCGCGACATCAAAGGCACCGACGGCTTCTATCGCTCGGCGCCGGGAGTAACCCCGGCGTCGATCACGCGCAGCCTCGGCCTGGAACCGGATTCGGGAGAAATAGCGGGAGCTCTTTCAACGGAATCACTTAGCGAGAGCGACCTAGCACTGGGTCGCTGGAATGGAGCTTCGGTCAGCCTTTTCGCGGCGGATTGGTCCGATCCGGACGCTGCGACTGTTCCGCTGCTGGGCGGCGAACTCGGCGAAGTGTCGATAAGCGACGAAGGCTTCACCGCGGAACTCCGCGGCGCCGCCGCGAAACTGTCGAGAGCGCCGTGCCCAAGCACCTCGCCCGAATGCCGCGCCTCGTTCGGCGACACGACATGTCGCGTCGATCTGGCGGGACGCACAATTCGCGCAACAGTCGTGTCGGCGAGCGATAATGTGCTGGAGCTCGACGGGAGCGTCGATTCAAGATTCCTGTTCGGCCGCCTCCGTTATCTGGGTGGCGTCAATTGCGGCCTCGCCAGCACGATCCTCGGAGCGAATGGAACACAGGTTGCTCTGCGCGACCGCCCGCGATCACCTGTCGCGGCAGGAACAGCAGTCGAGGTTCGGGAAGGCTGCGACAAAAGATTCGAGACCTGCGTTTCGCGGTTCAACAACGCAGAAAATTTTCGGGGAGAGCCTTACCTGCCCGGTACGGATCTCCTCACTCGGTACCCCGGCTCATGACTCTGACGGCGCCGTCGATCGTTCAGCGGGCACGCTCGCTCGTCGGGGCACCTTTCCGGCCGCAGGGCCGAGACCCGCAGAGCGGACTCGATTGCGTTGGAGTCGTGCTCCGGTCGTTCTTGATTCCGGCAGCGTGCGTCCGGCGCGACTACCGTCTGCGCGGGCCGTATTTCGGCGAAGTCGAGGCGGCGTTGTCGACCTGGTTCGAGCGGAAGAACCCGACTGAATCTCGTGCCGGGGACGTCATTCTGTTCGCGCTTCCTCGCGACGTGACTCACCTCGCCGTTCATTGCGGAGAGACCTTCGTTCACGCCGACGCTTCGCTTTGCCGCGTCGTCGAAACCCCGATCACGGATCGATGGCCAATGGCGGGGACGTTCCGAAGCCGATCCCTCGCACAGCCGGATTAGACCATGGCTACACTCGTACTCAACACCGTCGGGACGGTCCTCGGCGGTCCGATCGGCGGCGCCATCGGCAGCCTGGTCGGACAGAGCTTCGACCAGCAGCTATTCGGTCCCGGAGCACGGCACGGGCCGCGGCTCGGAGACCTGTCGGTTCAAAGTTCGGCCTACGGGAGCGCCATCCCGCAAATCTTCGGCACGATGCGGGTCGCCGGCACCGTCATCTGGGCAACCGATCTCCAGGAACAAACGCAAACGCAGGCTGCCAAGGGCCAGCCGGACACCGTCACCTATACTTATTCCGTGAGCTTTGCGGTCGCGCTGTCGTCGCGACGGATCACCGGCGTCGGCCGCATTTGGGCGGACGGGAAACTTATTCGCGACGGGGCTGGCCAGTTTGCCGTCTCCACCAGCTTTCGGGTGTACGACGGATCGGAGGAGCAGCCAGTCGACCCGTTGATCGCATCGATCGAGGGGATCGGCTCCACTCCCGCTTATCGCGGCATTGCGCTGGGGGTGTTCGAGAACCTCCAGCTGGCCGACTTTGGAAACAGGATTCCGTTCCTCACCTTCGAGGTCATCGCCGATGACGGCCCGGTCGAGATTGGGTCCATTCTCGGCGATGTCAGCGAAGGCGCGATTGTCGCCGAAACAGCCACGGTCGTGAGCGGCTATGCTGCTTACGGTACGACGATCAAGGCGGCGATCCAGCCGCTGGTCGACCTGTGGGATGTCCCACTATTCGACGACGGATTTTCATTGTCGATGGCCGACTCAACTCAAGAACCGGCGGCCGCTGTCGAAACTGGATGCACCGCTGACGCGACGCCCGCTCCGCGACTGCAGCGGTCGCAAGTGCCTGCAGAGAGTCTGCCTTCCTCGGTTTCGCTCGCTTACTACGATTCCAGCCGCGACTATCAGACGGGTATGGCGCGGGCTTCCCTCGACGGCATCGGTACCGGCCAGGAGAGAATCGAGCTCGCAGCAGTCCTCGAAGCAGGTTCGGCAAAGGCGCTGGTTGAAACATCCCTCGCCAGGCGCTGGACGGAGCGTGACAGACTGACGTTGCGGTTGCCGCCCAGCTTCCTCAATGCGCAGCCCGGTTCATTCGTGTCGATAGCCGGAGACGCCTCGGTATGGAGGGCGACGCAAGTAACGGTCGATGCCCTGGCAGTAGTGGTCGAATTTCGGCCCGGTTATCAGATTGCCGGTGCCGTGGCCGCAGACGCAGGGCGAGTGGCACCGTCGACTGCGGCAATCCCAGCGCCGACGAGCCTGGCGATCATCGAGTTGCCCGACGACGGAACCGGCTCGCTCGACGCGCCGGTAATCGCAATTGCGGCGACGTCGACTGCACGGACCTGGCGCGCAGTTCCCCTGCAGATCGATATCGGCGGGACTGTATCAAACGCGACAACCGCAAGCTCGGCGACGATCATGGGCGATGCCCTGAGCGCGTTGGGTCCGGGGCAATCCGCTGTTCTCGATCTGCTGAACAGCGTCGATGTCCAGCTGACGCGGCCGGACGACTGGCTTGAGAGCCGGGATGACGACGCGCTTGCCGCGGGAGAAAACCTGGCGATTATCGGGAAGGAGCTCATCCAGTTCGGCGATGCGGTTCCGCTGGGGCAAGGCCGCTTCAGGCTGACCCGGCTGCTGCGCGGCCGCCGCGGCACCGAATGGGCGATGGCGTCGCACTCATCCGACGAAAGCTTTGTCCTGCTCGACTCCTCACGAATTCAGCGCGTTCCACTCTCGGCAGAGCAGTTGGGCGCGGAATTATGCGTGACTGCGAACGGCCTTGCAGACGCTGCAGCGGAGCCGGTGAGAGCAGTCGTCCAGGGAGAAGCGATGCAGCCCCCAAGCCCGGTACGGCTAACAGTCAATTGGACTCCAGAGGGAAATCTTGAATGCGCCTGGGTCCGGCGGAGCAGCCGCGGGTGGTCGTGGCTCGACAATGTGGATGCGCCACTCGGCTGCTCGACGGAGCTTTACCGCGCGACTCTCGCCGGGACTGCGGCGATCGTCGAACGGACGAGCAGCGAACCGCAAGTCGAGTTCACGGCCGCTGAAATCGCTTCGGCCGGGCCAGGCCAGGCAGAGCTCTTGGTCGTTCAGGTCGGCGATCTCGCCATTTCGCGCGCCGCCACCCTTTCGATCACAATCAGTTAGGACCGAAGATGGAATTCACGCCGCGTCTCGCGCTTCCAACGCTCATCCCGGGCCAGGCCCAGAAGGAATTCTTTCACAACGAAGCGCTCCAGTTGCTCGACTGCATTGTCGCAGCGGCGATCGAGGAGCCTGCGCGCAATGACCCGCCTCCGTCGCCTTCGGCGGGGCAAACCTATCTCGCCGGAACGAGCCCCACGGGCGAATGGTCGGACTATCCCGATCACCTAGCGGCGTTCGGCGTCGGCGGATGGAGATTTGTCGCGCCGGTCGCTGGATTGCGCGTTATCGAGAAATCGAGCGGCACCGTCGCCGCCTACGGCGCTGCCGGATGGGAAATGGGGGTCGTTCGCGCATCGCGAATTCTCGTTGATGGGCAGCAGGTTGTCGGTCCGCAAGGAGGCGCCATCGCCGATCCGGCCGGCGGCACGACCGCCGATTTGGAAGCCCGCTCGACAATCACCGAAATACTATCGGCGCTTCGCCAACATGGACTAATCTCCGGATAATCGAAAACGCTTTCTGCACAATTAGTTGCAGACCATGTTCAACCGCGATTGATGCTTTTTGGCAACAACTCTTGATGGCGACCGGTTGCGCGGAATCAACCCCTCTCATAAGGACCATATGGCAGTTCTGTAACGAACGCGATTTGAAAGGGGACTTTTCTATGCGCAAGCTTGCCATTTCACTGGCGCTCGCTTCGTCAG